TTTACTCCAGTCGTCCCATTTTGGCGACTGCTTATCGACTTCGTGTCTTGTAAAGTACGAATACATTCTTCGAGCTGTCTCCGGAGATACTTTGCGACCGTTTGCAAGATCGCGAGCTCTTGCAATTCCTACGGACGTCAATCCTTTTTGAGACTCCGGCTTTGTGGCTCGAACTTCTAAAGCTCGACGAGCGGCTTCTTGAACGTCTTTCGGCGGAGTGAAATCAATATGATCGTACCTCTTCGGAGCGAGTTCAGTCAGTTCGCTTCTTTGTGGGTGACCCTTCGGAAGTAAATCAAGATCAGTCGTATAGCTTTCTTTTCGTTCACCGGTTCCGACGAGCTTCAAGAAGGTTCTTACTCTTGCAAGCGCCCACTGATTTCGATTCATTCCGGGACGATGAGAAACGGAGAACGCTCCGGCTCCTCTTCTGAAGACAGCTTTAAGCGTACCGAGATCGACTTTCTTTGATCCGGCTTTGTATCGCTTATTGTGCTTATCCCTCATCGACTCAAGAGCTTTAAGAGAAGATTCGCCGATCTCGATTCCTCCTCTTGATCCACTCGCTGAGCCCTTCGGATTGACTTTCGATCCTTTGATTCGATCTCTCTTCGGAGCTGGAGTCTGAGCTTGAGTTCTTTGATTCATCGTCGACTCCGCTTCTCTTGTATCAATCTCTCAGTAAAAGACGCGACTCCTCCTCCTTTAGCTTGGAGCGTTCGATCAAGCGAAGAGCGTTGAGCGTCTTCGGGAAGTTCACCGGCTCCGAGTCGATCTCGGATCGCTCTTTCGAGTTCATCGTCCGGAGTCAAAAGACCGGAAGTCACAAGAGCTGGAAGAGCGTTGATCGATTCGGCGAGATCGTCGGTATCAAGGCCAGTGTGGGTCAACTTCGGAAGTTTGGAAGGATCGACGCTCCCGAAGTTCCAACGACAGAGACGTCCTACAGTTCCGGCTCCTCTTCGATCAACTCCATTGATTGCACTTGTGACAATATCACAAAGATTGATAGCCGCTCTTCTGAAAACTGAAAGATGAATCTCTCCGACTGATCTCGCTCCGGTCTCGGTATTTCCAAGATCAGCGAATTGAGCCAAGAAGGCCGCTGAGATCTGAGCGTCACAAAGACGAATGATGTCGATCGGAGCGGACGCGTAAAGGTTCGGTTGAGCCGCGAACGTATCAAACGAGACAGCTCCGTTTTGAACAAGGTAGCTTTGTTCTGTAGAGATAAACGCTTGAGCTTGAGCTTCAGCGTCGTCAATCATTGCGTCGATGTCGCCGTCCGTCAATCCTATACTTTCGGCGACAGCTCGATCAACTTTAACGACCGGAGTCGGGATCGCCCACCTATCAACACCTACACACATTAAATTAGAAACTCGTTGCTTTGTTCGCCAGTACCACCAAACCGGACGTAACATTCCGATCCCTTCAAAGTTTGAGCCGGTTCGGTTCAATGTAAGGAGAAGGAGCTTATTCGCCGGAATCGGTTCCGGAATGTGAGTCATTCCAACGATGTTTTGAAGAACTCCGTCCAAGTGTTGATTGTCTCTTGATAGCCAGCGATTATGGGCTGAAGGTTCTCGATCCGCAAAGTGATCTAAAAAGATTCGAGCCCTGCCCTGAGAGTCAACTCCGACTCTATAGACTTCTTCAGCGTAGCGATATCCGATCGGAATGAATTCAAGCAAATAAGCGAGTTGATCTTCAAAGCTCATACTCATTTGAGTTGAATATCCGTCGAAGCCGAAATACTCATTCATAAATCGAGCGAGATCTTCAGCTATTGGATCGTTCTCGATCCCCGGCTCGAATCGCCAAGAAGCGGAGAGTAGAGTCTGTTTAAGCATGAACCAAGATCGGCGAACGATCGGATCCGTTCTCAACATTTCTTCAGCTTCGGAGATCCAGTTCAAGCCGGTTAGGGAAGCGTTTCGCTCCTTCCCGGTGATGACTCCTCCGGAGAGTTGCGTTCCGGTGATTCCCTTAGTTCGGAAACGAGGAAACTTCGCTTTTAGATGTTTTTGCTCGCGAGCTTCTTCAGACATATTAATCTCACTACTGAACACGATTTCAGTCTATTATATAAGCAATAAATAAAATTAATCAAGTGAAGTGATTTTATCGCTTCTTGAATCGTTAAACTAATGACTGACTTCGGTTTGTTGAACGTGTTGAGAGTCTGAAGGCCTTCGTCGTTTTTTGATCCTTTCTAACGACGAAGGCCTTTCGTCTATCTATGGAAGCCATTCTTCAACCTTCGAATCGAGGACAACTTGATCCGGGCTCTTTGTCTTGATGATTCGCTGATTTGAAAACAGAGACAGCTTGTCGATGATTGCCGTTTGTAGTTCTCCGAGCTGATCGTTTTTTAATTGTAGCTGAATTTGAGCGTCCCGAAGTCTAGCGATTAATGCTTCTCGATCTGCGTTCGCCTTCCCTAGCTTATCTTTTAACTCTTCTACTTCGGAAGGATCTCGACCGGAAGCGATCGACATCATCGACGAGATTGAGCCGGTGATGACTCCAAGGATTCCGACAAGGACGTCTCTGTTTTCATCGACGATTCTTACATAAGTTAAAAAGAGAATTAGTCCGACAACGATTAAAAGGAAAGCGACAGAGAACCACCAACCGCGGCGATATTTCTGTTCTTGAATTTTATCTTTTTCACTTTTTATTTCTTGAGTCATGTCATATTCCCGGAATCCATTTCGTTATAAACTGAATAATCGGATCAATAAAGGCGAAGTAAGTCAATTCGCTCATGAGTCGCTTATGTGGATCGATGATAAATGGAACGAAGATCGTCAAGAAGTATAGAACAAAGATCAGCGCTGTTCTTGACAAGATGAACCAAAGAAGTTCCTTGAACTTTTTATCTCTTAGTCGAGACTTGATCCGCTTCGCTCCTCCTAATCGCTTGACTTTGTCGCTTCCCTTCGGCGGCTGTAGAGACTCGATCGTTGTTCCGACGGTGTAGATAATTTGAGTTTCTCGAACTCCCTTGAAACGATATTCTCCAGCTAAAGCGTATCGAGTCCCCTTCGGAGTGAATGAGTTCGTTCGATGTTTAACGACTGTCATCGCTTCTTTAGTGAGTAGAACTTGACCGGCTCCGCAAAGCGACATAGTCCGAGCGGCGATATTCTTTGAGATCCCTTCTAGCTCGATTCCTTTCGCTCCGACTCCGACATACAACTCTTCTTGTTTAACTTCGATGATCGCCCCCCAGTGAATCCCGATCCGAGCTTGAATCTTAGTCTTCGCCGGGATTGATTGCTGATAATGAAGACCGAAGTTGACAGCGTCAATACAGCGATCGAAGCTCAACATAAAACCGTCGCTTCGATCTATTTCCCGACCTTGGAATTTGTAGATTAAAGAGCGAGTCAACCGATCATGATATTGAAGCCATTCGGCGGCCTTTCGAGCTCCGACTCTTTGAACGAAAGCAGTCGAGCCGATTAAATCAAGAAGCACGATCGCGAGTTGACGTTCTTTAAACTCCATTTCAAAGCTCGCTTTCTTAGTTCAATATCCTTTTAGCATAAACATAGAAGGCTCATGAACACTATATAACTTCTCAATTTTTGTTTTTGTCTTTTTATCAAGAACGCAATTTATCTCACAAGACCATACTTCTTTAAACGGTGACTGATACTCACTTATATATACTTTGTGACCCTTCTTTACTTGATCCTCACACCATTGATAAAACTCATCATGATTGAAGTTGAATTTGTAGTCAGTTGTATTTCTATATGGTGGATCGCAATAGATGACGCTCTTCGAAGGGATATCCAAATCATAATATTGACAGTGATATAGCTCGACGTCTTTTATTTTTGAGCTTATTTTTAATAACGCATTTTTGCTTTCAAGAGCATAATTTTGTTTTTTTAGACTGTCTTTTGCATATCCGGAGAAAAACTTTCCTCCGAATGAACAACCGAATCCGACAAAAGCGACTAGATGATCTGGGAAGCCGGATCGATTATTCTTGATAGCGTTATATTCATCTTCTGTTATTTTAGACGGCGGAATCCAGCCGGCTTGAAGAGCCTTAAACATTGCAATCAACTCTTTGTTTATATCCGAGCCGATTCGCTTTCCTTTTGCTTTTGCTAGAATAGAACAAGAGCCGGCGAAAGGCTCGACCCAATAAGATTCCGGGCTTCTTTCTAGTTCAATATAGTTGATGATCTTATTCGCTATTCGTCTTTTAGACCCTAAGTATCTCATCTTAAAAGTCCTTTGCGGACGCTCCGCCGGTTCTTACCTTGCGAGAACGATTAGAGCTAGTTGATCTTGATTTATATCCGCTTTGAATCGACGTGTCATTCCAATTATACAAGATACAATCATAACGAAGAGCGTCGAGCGGATCTTCGCGGCCGTCTTTGACCGGCTTCTCTTGCTTATCCCAAGCATAAGAAAGAAGAGCTTTTCTCAAAGAGTTTCCCGTCGCTCTTTCTCCTTTATCCCATACGTCGCGAGTAATCATGTATCGACGTTGAGCGAAAGCTCTTTTTAGTCGTTGAATACCGTTGAGAACGTCCGTCCGAATCGGA